TCCCCAAGTACCAAAGGCTTCATTTAAAAGCTCTTTAAGTTTTATTTTATTTGACATTATTTTATTATTTAAAGTCTGATATTATATCCGTAATAATTTTTTCTACAGAATAATATTTGTTTGTTACATTTAATTGTCCTGCACCTTCATTAATAGGTCTTAAATAAGCTCCTTGAGTCGATGGGCTAGATACAAAGTCAAAACATAGTAAATTAAAATCATCTTGCACTTGTACATGTCCTTGTTCGTCAATTTGCTTAACAGAACCTAAACCGCGTGAACTAATACCTAATTTTATACCAGCTTGAAATAATGCCTTTAAAATATTTCCGCTAGGTGTAGGCAATACTTCTACAGTACCTACTAGATCATCTCCTACCCAATACATTTCTAAAATATTGTGAGATACATTATTTAAGTTAATAACAGAAGATTCTGGATGATCTAATTCACCTAAGGCTCTTCTTTCTTTAACTTCTTGAGATAAGTATCTTGAAGCTTCTCTTTCTAATATCGGTCTAGGATAAGTTCTTCCATTATGATTAAAAGAGTCAGCTCTTTGTAATGTACCTTTTACGATTAACTTACCACCATTTTTTTCCATAGATTCATTAATCATTTGGGGGGTAACCTCAAACGGTAAATAATCTATAAGTAAATTTCCATTATTCATGTTAATATAATTACTTTAATAAATCTCTTTTAAACATATCCCAAAGATTAAAACTTTCTTTTAATTTAGTTTTCTTTTCTTTACCTGGGATATCCATAGATTTCATTCCTTTAGCTTTTTTAGGAGTCATAGTCATTTCTTTTACTCCTTTAGGCTTGCCTTTAGCCATTTCTTTTTTATTTAAAGAATCATTAGCATTTTTCTTAGTAGCATCTTTTTTAGATACTTCCATTTCATTTGCTTTATCCTTTAATTTATCAGATACTTTATTAAGTTTCTTATCTTTAATTTCGGTAGGTACATCTGCTCTTTTGCCTTTTGTTTCTTTGGCATTGGCAATTAGATTAGTGTAGAACATTGGATCTTTCTTTAACTTCTTAACTGCTTTATCCATTGCCTTTTCATAATCTTCAATATCTACCATTTCAATACGAATTCCTTTTTTAAGCTCGTAAGGATTAACCATATCTACATCTGCAATATCTTTTTGTCCGTAATTAGTTTTATCGGCTTTCTTTTTAACTGCAGGAGTTTTCTTTTCTTTAGCTTCGTTTAAAGTTTCATTAGATTGATTTAAAGCTGCTATTAAAGCTTCACGGTTTTCTATACCACCTTCGGGATTTTTTACTATTAGTTCTTCCATCCCTTCGTCATAGGCTAAATCCATTAATTCACTATCAGATAAACTTTCTAATGATTCATTCATTTTACTTGATTCCATAGTTACTGTAACTGGTTCTTTTTTACTTGGATAAGCTTCAACATAAAAAAATGACTTAGGAAACATATCTTGTAAATCAGCAGCTCTCTTTTTAGCCTCTGCTTCAGTATCGTAATATCCTTGATGTCCTATACGACCATAACCACCATCTTCTAATACATGGTAATATAGTTTTTTACTTTTCATAGGATTAAATGAACCTTCTTCCATAGCCATATCGCTAGCAACAGGCATTTCTGAACCCATTTCCATATCTCCTAATTCACGTAAACGAGCAGAAACAATACGTTGCTCTTCATCATGAAGCACACCATACTTTTTCATTTTTACTAACTCGTCCATAGTATCGTATGAACCTCCAGAAAACTCTTTATCTAATTCTTGATAAATTTTATAAGCAATGTCATTTAATTGTTCAACGGACATTCCTTCGAAGATCTTCATTGTATTGCCTTCGATTAATATTTTATTTTTAATTCTCATAGTTATGTTGTTATGCGCTTAAATTTTTTAAGTACCCTGAAACTCTATTTAGTCTCTCCGAAAGCTTTGATAACTTATCTTTTGTAGACTTCCAATACATTCTATTATCAACATTCATCTCATTTTTAAGTTTCATGTTTTTAGAAATGATTTGCTCTATTTCATATAGCTTTGTATATACTTCTGCTATTGCATAATTTACTTTCTTTTTAGGAGAAATAGAAGGGTCATTTTTAATTTCGCTATACTTACCTTCTTCTATAATATTATACATCTCAGACATTAATGTTTTATAATCTGATTCTTTTATTGATTTGGTATTTTTATTAACCTTTGAAGCACGTTTCATTCCGTACGCAGTAATAGCGCTTTCCGGTGCTTCTTTACCAAAAGCATATGGGGTCATATATCCTGGTACACCTGCTGTTGTAGATGCTTCTGCTAACTCACCAACATTTGCATCAATAACTTCAATACCATATCTTTCAAAAATCAAATATAATTCTTCGATAATTTCTTTATCATTAGATGTATAAGCATTAGTACCATCCATATTTAAATATCCATCGCGCATCGCTCTACGAATAAATAAATCATCTTGAGCAACGCTCATTGCTTTTCTAGCATCTCTAACAGACACTTCAATATAATATTGTCCTGCAGATTCAGTTTCTTCCATATCTAAGTTATTTATTTCATTAAACTTATCTTCAATCTCTTTTAATAATGTCTTAAATGCCATATTAATCTATTTTTTTAAGTTCTTTTACTAATTCAAAATATCTTAATAACGAAAGTATATGAGATTCTTTTATTGAACGAGAGTCTGTTAATGTAGTTAATAAATTAGAAACTTCATTTAACTTGATCTGAACGACTTGGTTATCACACTTTTTAATATTCTTATCTAAATCTGTTTTTATTGTTTTAACAGAATTAATTACAAATTCAAATAATTCGTTTTGATTATCAGGAGAATTTGTAATGTATAATTTTAATAGCTGTTTTTGGTTAGCGTTTAATTTATTATATTTTTCATTAAACTTCTCTAACAAAATCTTGTAAGATAAAATTCTAATATCTTTATCTTCTTTACCAAACTGCGATTCAATTAAACTTTCAACGCTAGGTAAAGCTTCTTCTTTTTTGGTTACATGCTCAAAAATATAAGATTTAGAATCTACAATTTCTACTGGGTTATCTGCTTCTGCATATTCAAATAATTTATATGCGCTTGCTAATAATTTATAGTTACTTACTTTATGCTGAAAAAACTTCTCTAAATCATAATTCTCTCTAATACGCTTAATTAAATTATATTTTTGCTTTTCTAAAGTTTCGTTATTAAGTTGTTTTCTTGCTGTAATTACTGCTTCTATTAATCTAGATGCTTTCCAATCGCCAGTGGCTTTTGTATTACATAAGGTTTGATACAATTTAAGTTCATGCGCTAATGTAGTCTTTTTTACAAAAAACTCTTTAATAATTTCAATAGCTTTAGAATCTTTATTATTTAATATATCAGACGTTATCTGTCTAATCAATAATTCAAAGATTATATTCGTATTTCGAAGTTTATTATGTTTAATTTTTTTCATATAGTATTAGTACTATGTATGTATTATATCAATTATAAATATTACAGTGCCTAACAAATTATTCAGAAATGTTAGATTCGTCTAGATATGTGCCTTTATCAGAGTCTTTCTTTTTAGGTACGCTGATACTTTCCAATATTAATTTTTTACCTGATGATTTAGGACTGGTATTTACAACTAATCCTAGCTTTGATGCTATAGATTTTGCTTCCTTAACTGATATATCAACTGCTGGCTTAAATCCTTTTGAACCAATTGGGTCTCTTCCTAAAGAATGAGAATCAGTTCCGTAGTTTGAACCTTTCATTGGTCTGCCGCTATTTTTCCATCCACCTTCAGGCATTTCTGTTGATTGGCCTGTTGTTTTTCTAGAAACGTGCATTGTTGCAATATCATGCGGGGTTCCAAAAGATTCACCAGTTAATATTGGATCATTACCTTCGTCTTCGATTTGACTTTGACGGAATTTATTCTTTAAATCATCTAATACAGAATCACGTTCATTTCTCCACTCATCTTCAGATAGTTTAAAGATATTTTTATATATCCATTCTTCAGATAATAATTTTGATTCTTGAATTGATGTAGCTAATTCTATCTTTTCTTTCCAAAGAGCAATTAATTCTTGTTCATATACAATAGATGGAGTAGTTAATCCTAATTCAAAGTTAATTAAATCCTCATTATCATAACCTTGCGCGAACAAATGTATAACAGCTAGCTTAGTTAATTCAGATACAATAATTCGCTGTATACGCTCAATTGTCCTAGCAAAACGAACATCTTCTGCTGCCAATAATGCTTTACCACCAATACCTTCATCAAAAGTTAAAAATGCTTTCGGTATTTTTAAACCAGCTAACATTCTATTCTTTAAGTATTCAATATCATCAATACCTGTCCATTCAATTCCACTTAATGTATCGATTTCAGTTCCAGACTGCGTGCCTCTTACAGGAAGATAATAATCTTCCAACATATTCATTAAGTTAAATTTTAAATCGTACTCTCCCGTTTGTTGATTTATATATGGCTGCTTCTTCATTTTATTCATGATTTGCTGCATATAGTTATCAACTTCGTTAGGCGGTATATTACCTACATCTATCTTAAAAATTCGTCTTTCTGGAGCTCTCATTATTCTAGAAATTAACATTGCATCTTCCATCATTGTTAATTGCTTCCAAACTTTACGAGCTGGCTCTAATAAAGACTTTCCATAAGGTAAAAAATTAGAATCCGTTAATAAACGAAAATGAGCAATTTCATAATTGTTATATTTCTCTTTATTATTACCCATAATAGAGAATTTTACATCATATGGATTGTTCGGATCTAATCCTTCTTCTCTTACTACTTCATATGAAGATAATGGCGTTACGTTAACTATACCAATATCTTCTCTAATATCTAAGTATAAATAAAAGTCACCATATTTATTCATACTTCTTATCCAAGGCCATAAATTAAACTCTACATTTAAAATATCATAAAATAAGTTATGAAGAATCTTTTTAATATTTTCGTCTGAACTTTTTATTGTTAAGATTTGATCATACTCATTTTTTCTTGTAGATTCATCTGAATAAATATCCAATGCTGCACAAATTATCGAATCCATATCCATGATTTCATAATCCGTGTAAAGCTCTGTTCTTGAACTTTGATAATTGTAGTTATTATTATATGTAGATATGCTAGGCTTAATTCCATGTAAACGAGTGAACCTATCAACATATTTTGACTGTTCTAAATTACCTACGGATTGTAGTTTATCTGTATCGAATACTTTTAATTTTTTACCACCTACCCTTCGCACAACTACATTGTTTGAAAATAAGCGGTTTAACCTGGCTCCTAATGATTTATCTATTAACGACATACTTTATTATTTATTATAATTATGATCAAAGTTCAATAATCCCTACTTTTTTAAAGTAACCATGAAAGATCTATATCCTCTTTACCATTATTCATAGACCATTGTTTATGAGATAATGTATTAGAATTAGCGCTATACATTGGTGAAGATTTTCCAATTAAATTTACTGTTTTTCTGTGTAAATCTAATCCTTGCTGACGTAATCTAAGAGCGGTATCTCTTACCCAAAGAGCAATTGCTAAAGATATTACTAAGTCATCATTATAACCATACTGAGCTTCTGGTCTAGAAGAGTTCCAAATAAAGTTTTGAAGTTCGTTTATTGTTCGTTTACAATGAAGAACGGGAGTCTTGTCCCTCATATATTCTACTAACTTAGATATAATTAATGGCCTATTTTTCGATGTCTGAGAAAATCCAGGGGTCATTTTAGATTTAGTTGCTAAATCATATCCAGATGCCATTTGGTGTTGAATATCAACCACTGCTAAATCCGAGCTACTATAAAATAAGTTTGCATAGTTTCTGTCAATAGCTGGCTGAATAGCAGCCCATCCTATATTTGAATTTTCTATTACTAATAAAGCATCATTATATTCTGTCGCTACTGCTACTAATAAATTTCCATAATCTCTAGGATCTAATTTTCCTTTATATGTAGCGCATTGCTCAACAGTTTCAATATCTATAATATGAAATGAAGAATAGTCAGAAGCATCGCCTCGAGAAACGTCAGCAATAACCATATATGATTTTGTAATATCAGGATATTTCCATACCCACATATTACCATCAAATCCTCGTTTTTCTATAGGGTCACAAATAAACCCAGATTCTTCCCAATACCATTTTAATATTAGAGGGTCAATAACCGTATTACCTGTTGTAGAGAAATCACAATCACATTCTTGAGCTGCTAATTTTTCACCTAACTCTGCTGTTTGATCTTGTCTCCAACGTTCATCTCTATCCGGGTGTACTGTCCAATGTAATTTAATAGTATGGAAATTGTTCTCTCCAGATTCGGCTCTTTGCCACATACGATGGAAAAAGTTACCCATACCATTAGGTGTAGATAACATAATACATTTACCACCCGTTGCCATTGTTTGTTGCAAACCACCCCAAAGTTCTTCAATTGTATTAGAATCAATAAACGCAGCCTCATCTATAATAAGTAATGATACTGCTTCGGAACGACCTGCAGATACTGATGTAGAAGACGCTTTTACTTGAGACCCGTTAGATAAACGTAATGATAATTTATTATCTTCTGTTGATTGAGCATTTTGCTTTAACCAACTAGGTAAATTATCATACATAACTCTTACCTTAGTTACTAAGTTTCTAGCTACTTCTTGACGCGTTGCAATAGTTAAGCAGTTTTTATCTTCATGAAAGA